AGTAACGGGTGAGCCATCTAAAATAGTAAGGCGTTTGTCTGACAACGCAGACATACCTTTTGACCCACAAAATTCAGACTACCAAGCCTATTTAAAGTGGGTGGCTGAAGGCAATACACCAGAGCCTGCGGATGCTTGAGGATACTGACACACGCCTGGCCGTGCATGAGGCGATATGCACAGAGCGCTACAACAACATTGATCGCACATTGCGTGATGGTGAAAAGCGCATGACCAAGATTGAGTACTTGTTGTATGCAGTGATTGCCTGCGTCTTGCTAGGCCCTGGTACTGCAGCCACGTTCATCCATAAGTTCTTTGGCATATAAGATGTGGATCCATTCTCTCTTCTCATGCTGGCGCAGGGAGCTTTCTCAGCTATCAAGCAGGGCTGCGAGTTTCTACACCAAGGCCGTATCCAGCTGGAAGGCGCTAAGAAAACAATTGATGGAGCGATGGCAGATGTCAAAGCCATCAAGGGAATCTTTGATTGGTTCATTGGCCTGTTCATATCAAAGCCTAAAGTTGATATTGCAAAGCCTATTGCTAAATCAGCACCCAAGTCAAAGCCAGCAGCTGCAGCCAAGCAACAGCAATCCTATGAGCAGCTCGAACTTGAACTCATTAAGTCAGTCGGAGAAAACATTGGAATCCTCTTTGACACCCAGCAGCAAATCAACACCTACTACCAAGAGCTTGAAGAAGACTCCAAAACAAACTACAACCCAGACCAAAACACCAGCAAGAAGGCGATCGAGCGAGCATTGATTGAGCTACAGCTGGAGAAGTTAATGGAGCAGACCAGAGAGGCGATGGTGTATGCACCAGCAGAATTGAAAGACTTGTACAGCAGATTCTTGAAGATGTATGGGCAGATTGAAAGAGAGCAGGCGTGGGCTAGAGCAGAGATGATCAGAAGAGCCAGGCTGGCTAGGTGGCGTAAAGAACAACAAGAGATCAGGCATATTGAAATGATTAGTGGAGGCATTGCAGTCATGTTCATATCATTATTTTTTGGGTGGTTTATGTGGGCAATACAAAACTTGTCTGGTGGATTTTGATGAGCGTCACGCTGTGCGTTGTCGTGGGCGCTACGTCAGTGGCATACATTGAGACTTTGTATATGAAAGCCCAACTAAAAAAAGAGATCAAAGAATTGAGAAAGTTAAAGGCAGAGATAAAAAAAGTACAGAATCCAAATGGAACTAATGAATGAAATACGCACTGTTACTACTGCTATTGCTCACGGCCTGCGATGACCGATATCGCTACTTCTGCCAAGACCCAAAGAACTTTGTGGCCAAGCGCTGCCAACGTCCTGATTGCCAATTCACCCAAGACTGTCCCGACTATTTAGTAGCACCTATATTGGAGAAATCAATTGTCCAACCCCCAACCCAAGTTTCATCCGAACCGATTGCTAACCCAAGAGGAAATTGAGATAAGGGTCTGGGCCTTTGTGGTCCTGATCGTTACCTTTATTCTTGCTGGCATTGTGATGTTCATGCTGTACAGCCTGGCCTTTGTTGTGCAGCCAATCAAGTCTATGGCGCCTATTGACCAGGCGTTTGCCAAGATGCTTAATGACATTGTGCTGCTCATTGTGGGTGGCATAGGTGGCGTGATGTCTCGCAAGGGCGTACAGACTATTGCAGACAAGGTATCTCAAGCAAGTAACCCAACACCACCTACCCCGCCTGCTCCAGCTGCAGCGCCAGCTACTTCTACCTGGACAGCACCAGCTGGTGGCCTGCCTGCTTGGGTGAACCCAGTACTTGATGAAGAGTGGAGAGCGCCACCACCACCGACTACGCCACCAGACTACGTTGATCCAGCCAAGGAAGAGATTGCACAGGAACGTGCTGCAGCGAGGTCTGAAACATGATCCCAAACCCATGGCTAATTATTGGAGCCATTGTCATGGCTGCAAGCGTGTACTTCTACGGCCACCACAAAGGCTGGGCAGAGCGTGACCAGGAAATACAGGCAGAGATCGCCATCAAGAATGAAGAGGCTCGAACTAAAGAGCAAGAGCTAACCAAACAACTTACCGATAACTCAACCAAACTGCTGGAGGCCAACAATGCCATCACTGAAAAACAGTCTTCTCTTAATCGTATTATCCGCACTAGTAGCTTGCGGATCCAAACCCCAGGTTGTGTACAAACCAGTGCAAGTACCACCCCTGCCAGCGGAAGTAGCAGCCAAGCGGGAAGTGAATCTGACAGAGAGACTCTCCTCGCTATTGCAGAAATCGTTGCCCAAGGAGACAGGAACACAGCCCAGCTCAACGCCTGCATCGACAGTTACAACAAAGTAATGGAGGCAGTCAATGTTAAACGCTGAGAAACTAGCCAAGTTGCACATCAGTGCTGACTGGGTTGACCCACTGAATGAAACATTCGAGCGCTTTGGAATTTTTAGCCAGAATCAGCAGGCTACATTCATTGGCCAGTGTGGCCATGAGTGTGGAAACTTCAGAATCCTGGAAGAGAATCTAAATTACAAAGCTGTAACGCTAATGAAGTTGTGGCCTAAGAGATTTCCTACACTGGAGGTGGCCAATGGCTACGCTGGAAACCCTAAGAAAATTGCAAATCAAGTCTATTCTTCTCGCATGGGTAACCGTGACGAAAATAGTGGTGACGGTTATCGGTTTAGGGGTAGGGGTTGTATTCAGCTTACTGGTCACTCTAATTATTTCCACGCTGGTAAAGCGCTGGGCGTGGATTTTGTTATGGACCCTGATCTTGTTGGCACTCCTAAATATGCTGCCCTTACAGCTGGATGGTTTTGGTCTACCCACAAGCTCAATGCTCCAGCGGATGCCCTTGATCATGCCAAGGTAACCAAGATTATTAACGGTGGACAGATAGGGCTTGAGGATCGCATTAAACACACCCAGCAAGCCCTATTAGTCCTAGCCTAAAGAGTAGCAGCCAGCGCTTGGATACGCATTTGATGGCCAGAGATATGACGTATCTTCTTTGTACCCTCAACTGAATCAATCGTTTTTTGATTGACCTCACGTAACTCACGCAGCTTAGTCATGCGATCACGTGGCTCAATCTTTGTATTGGCTGCAAGCTTTGCGGAAAATGTTTCATACGCATCTTGCCATTCGTCTAGCGTGGCATAGGTGGAGTGCGGTTTGTCTTTGCCAGGCAAGATGATTGCATACTGACCAGCTGGTGGCTCGGTGGCCAACTCTTCAAACGGTGGGTGATCAACGATCTTAAGCTCACCAGTCTCTACGTCAGGCTGGGTAAATTCCACAGCTGCTGGCGCTTGAACTGGTGCAGCCAATGCGTCTAGTGGATTGCGTGGCGTGATGTCTTTGGCTGGGCGCTTAGTCTCTTCTGGGTAGTCTTGTGCCTCTTCAGTGCTGATCAACCCTTTTAAAACATCTGGGTAAGCATCACGTAAAGCAAAGCCCCTGGCTCTCATCTGCAGCATACGCTTGGGGTATGCCTGCCATGGACCCTGCTTGCCCCACAGGCCTGCACGTTTAGCATCTTCTACAGAGAAACGCACGGTGACTGGCGCCCTGCCCTTGCGCCTGGCCACACACACAGCGACTGGGTTTGGCGTACCCTCATCTTCAATGCTTTCCTCTACGCCATCACACACAGGACTGGCCTGCACCAGCGCCATCATGGCATCACCGTACACACTAGGCTTGCCATTGATCACAGCAATATTTTGTAGGGCTTGCATGGGTGCTAGACCCATCTCCATGCCCCACTGAATACAGACCATGATGTCTTGTGGCTTGCCCATGTATTGCTTGGGGACCATGTTGCTGTTGGCCAGCATCTCCGAGAATTGAATGGCCTCGGTTACGGTGTTAGGGGCAAAGCCCTGGCGGTTAGTAGTTAGCTGCATTACTCTTTCTCCTCATCAATAGAGGATCGCAATACTTCCATAACAAGCATAGAAATGCTGTCAACAATGGCGCTTGCCTCTTCAATCGACACATCAGGGAAGGCATCCAATATTGCTACGGTTGCTTTAGCGTGTGCTTTTTGAACTTGATTGCTATAAGTAGTCATTTTATTTTGCCTCCTTGATTATTAATGTGGACTGCCGAATTGAATAAGCCTCCTTTGCTGGACTTATTTTCTCTGGCTGCGCTTTGTAGGAACGTACTGGCCAATTTATAGTAAAGCCACCAGCAATGGCCTTAGTATTTGTACCCATGAGTTCTTTGAGGCGCTCCTCATCAGAGGCAATGTCTTGCTCTGTAATTTTTAGGTTAAATTTGTTGTTGGCAATACGCTCTGCCAACTCTGCAGCCTCAGTGCTATCTAAGGTGATGACGTTGTCATCTGCTGGGTATAAGCCTCTGGTATCTGGCCAGCGCTCACCACTTGCTGGCGGGTAGTAATCCACCGAGCCAGTCTCTTTCCAGTTATCCAAGCGGGACTGGAAATCAATGGTGGCTGCAGCAATGCGGTCAAGTGTTCCCTGGTGTGGAGCGAACAGGAACAGGCGCATCTCGCTCGCTTTGTATAGCACTGCAATGCAGCCCCAAGTAGCTTTGACAATGTCCATCTGAGCCTGCAGCTGAATGGGACCGCGGTACAAGGCTGGCGCATCTTCTGCCTCTACAGAAGTTACCTTGGCCTCAATGACACCCATGCCGTCTAAGGTTATGGAATCCTGGCCGATAACCCATATGCCATTGGCTGGATCGCTGACTATTACCTGGCCACGGCCGACAGCTGTGCCATCCAGGCTGCAGCACAAAGGCAGGCTGTCGTGATAGTAGGCAGTCTCATGCTCAGTCACCAGCTCGGTCACCAGCAAGCGCTTGGCTGCCTCGGCCAGCACGGTAGGCTCAAGCAGATTACCCCAAGCCATTGCCTCATTACCAATGTCTGGGCGCTCAAGACCTTTGAGTGCGTTGATTGAATACTCTAGTTCATCATTAGGGTTTGACCATTTCGATAGCCCTAGAACCGCAGGCAATCGAGATGCCGACAACATAGTGTCGGGGGTTACTTTGTTCACCATTTTTTAATGCTCCTGTTTAGTGGCTAATTGGTAAGTGCGGATGATTCGGGCGTGTGCCTGTGGGTGGCTGGCCTCAGTAAAGCCAACAGCTTTGAACTGCTTGCCCCGAAAGACAGCGCCAAGCACCGATGGGTGCATACCGTCAGGGATAGATATGTGTGAGCGGATGTCATTTATAGACACGCTGCCCTGTTGCTGGCAGATCTGCACTGCTAGTGTTCTGCAGCGACTCAGGAACTCTGAGTCTCTGGCCTCGAATAGTGCTAATTGGTTATCTCGGATCGACTGTCCGAGCTGGGTGGTATTGAGCATGGCAACCCCTTACCAGGTCAAAGCAATGACAACCAAGGCTATAAAACCAAGGGCATAAATTGCTAAATCTGAGTAGTAATTAGGGTGCTTTTTGACCAGCTTTGGGTCACGCAAAAGTAGGTCTTGCAACCATTCCTGATCTGCACTACTATGCTTTTTGGTAGACTGATACTTACTACCAATTACTACTTTGCCTGTGTCGAGAGAAAAGGCCAGTGAGTTATTTGGTACTACGCTACTGGTAGTGATTGCTGGCCAATAAACACTATACACATCGTATGAAGTAGAAGAAGGTTTTAACAAGGCGCCAGCAGCGCCTAATGTTTTTTGATACGCCAAGACCTGGCGTTTTGGTTTCGCTCGATGAACTAATGAAGAACTAAAAGTACTCATTTGCTTTCTCCTTTTTTGATAAAGTTTCTAAGGTTACAAGATTCAAAGGTCACTCGGTGAGCTTACGCTACCTGTAGTAGTTAACGCTTTACGATATTGTTCTTACGCCACTCTTTGGTGGCTACATCTTTTTTATTCGTTTGGCTCAGTGCTGATCTAGCGTGTTCCATGCAACCCCTGGCTGCCATGATTCGCCAAATATCACTGCGCTCATCTTCCCAGCCAAGCTTGGTAAGCTGTGCTGACAGATCACTGAAGGTCTTGGCTGCCCACTTGATGTCTTCCATCACTAGGACTGGGACATCTAGCCTGCAGTTGACGCCACGGCCAATTCTGTTGAAGTACTTGGCCAACTGTTTGCGGTTGAGATCTCTCTCACCATCAAAGGGCTTGACGTGTTCGTAAATTGGGAGCGTTGATCTATAGCCAGTCATTACTTAGCTCCAATTCTTTTGAGCAAGTTGCGGACCTGGCTGGGATTCCAGTTGTTATTGCCACGTGGTGTCTCAATGCCACGAGCTGTCAGTGCTGTTGCGATATCACGCAAGGTGTTAGCGCCAGACTTCTTGATGATGTCGTTGACCACTGGTGCAACTTTTTCTGCAAAGTTATCGGCCTGCTGCTTGATGACTTTGATGCCAGCCTCTGAGCCGACTTCTGGGTGAGGACTACCTAGCACCTTACCTCTGCGCTTTAAAGCCTGCAGGGCTGCGCTAGTGCGCTCAGAGATACGCTTGGCCTCGTACTCCGCAAAGACTGCCATCATCTGCAGGAACGTGCGATCGGCCTCTGGCATATCGGCACATACAAATGGCACTTTGCCGTTGAGTAATGTAGAGATGAACTGCACATCACGTGCGAGGCGGTCTAGCTTGGCCACTACTAATGTGGCTTTTTGCTTTTTAGCCAGGTCAAGTGCAGCCATGAGACTTGGGCGGTCTTTAAGGCGCTTGTGTGTGCCTGACTCAATCTCGGTGTACTCGCCAATGATGGACCATTTGCCACCATTGAGGAATGTATTTACCAGCTGTCGTTGAGCCTCAAGGCCAAGGCCTGATACGCCCTGCTTGTCTGTTGATACTCGGTAGTACGCTACGAATTTGCCTGTGTGCGGTGTCATGTGGACGCTCCTGTTTATGGTTAGGTCCTGTCTGTGATATCGGATTGATATCACTTGTCGCTATTCTATTACAAAACCCATAAGGTCTGTAAACCCCCTTTCTTATACAAAGTTATAGGGACTTTCCCTAATGCCTAGTATCTTGTACAGAATTCAATAGGTAGAATTGATATCTAGTTGAAATCAAACGTACAAAAGCCATGCAAAAAACACCCAAAGTAGCGATGCTCATACGCCTTAGACCTAGCACTAAGGAACTGTTGGACGAGGCCTGCAAAGAGCAGCAGCGCTCACGCTCTAGCCTGATAGACCAGCTCATTAAGGATGTTTTAACCAGGCAGTACGCAGACTTGCATAGCAGGCTCGATGACTTAGTTGCGAGGCAATCAGCATGACACCTAAAGAGGCAACCAAGTTGTTAGACATGGCCAAAGATGGTGATGAGATAAACGGTGAAGAGATCCCAGAAGAGGTAGTCACCGAGGCGCTTGAGTGGACAGACGATATAGACGCCTATGACCCACCGTGTGAGGCCGTTGAGGCCTGGGTAGAAAAGATGCGTAGGAAGGGTGTCCTGTGATCACCACCATCCTGACCGTTGATCTAGGCACACGCACTGGCTGGGCAGCACTCACGCAGGGCAAGGTTGTACATGGATGGGTAGATCTCAAGCCTAAGCGGTTCGAGGGTGGCGGTATGCGCTTTCTCAGGTTTAAGCAATGGCTTGGTGAGGTAAGCGCCAGCGTTGGAGAGATCCAGGCGGTTTACTTTGAAGAGGTCAGGCGTCACCAAGGCGTGGATGCAGCTCACGTTTACGGTGGCTTGATGGCCACGCTAACTGCCTGGTGCGAACACCACCAGATCCCGTACTCAGGTGTGCCAGTTGGGACTATCAAGCTCCACGCTACTGGTCGAGGCAACGCCAACAAAGACGCCATGGTGGCTGCCATGCAGGCCAAAGGCCACCCAGTAACAGATGACAACGAGGCCGATGCCCTGGCCATATTGCATTGGGCGATGGAGCAAGACACATGATTGATCACACACCAGAAGAGGACGAGGCATTCAGCTTGATGGAGCAAAGCTCAGTCCGAAAAGAAATCATCAGCAACCCAAGCAGGGAAACAAAGTTGCTGATGGAAGTGGCGCTGCTGACTGACTTGGTGCGCCAGCTTGCTGACCGTGTGCGCCAGCTGGAGGGCAAGCAATGACCAACATTATTTTGATTTCATTACTCGCATTTCTGTGCGGGATTGTGTTTGCCTTTGTGGCCATTTCGCTGCTGATCTTCTGGAGTTACCAAGATGAATAAGACCAAGGATTACATAGCGCTGTACAGAGATGAGGACGGTGTCGTTGTCGGCAGCGAAACCGTTAACCATGAAGTCAGACAGTGGCTGGCCACGATAGAAGAGTTAAAGCTGGCGCTGTACACAGAAATGCACAAGGTTGAGGACTACAGACAGCTGCTGGATGAGACACGCAAGATCACGTTAGAGCTGGCCAAGAAGATCAACGAGGGACGCTAATGCAATGCCCAATTTGCCAGACCTGGACATCGGTCAAAGACACACGTAAACGTGAAGGCAACATCACCATCAGACGGTATGAGTGTGCCAACTTGCACACGTTTAAGACTACCGAGCAGATCACCCAGATCCTGGACGCCACGCACATGGAGCAGTTGAAGTTGGCCAGGATAGAGAACTTAGCCAAGGCCAGCAAGAGCAGGACTAGAGCGCCCAGGAAGTCTAAAAAGGCTAGTTATGCATGAGACACAAGTACATCTACAGGAAGGCAAGCAATGCGCCATCAGCCAGCCTGGAATGCCTGCTGATGGCGTGTGGCAGAGAGTTGTTAACGACTTGGGAAGTCTTGCGGGACAAGGCGTTGATCGAGAGGCATCTAAGTCAGCTAGACGCTCGATATGGCGCAAACGCAGAGGCCAAGGTACGCCAGTACATGAGAGAGATCCACAGAAATGAGCGCAATGCCAGATAACGTGCTGCCATTTGAGTTGCCAAAGAAGCCCAGGCTAAAGCTGCAGGAGCCACTGCCAGACCAAAGGAAGATCGTTGTGCTGCCATTCAAGGCAGTGTTTGACAAAGAGCTTGGTGCAGCTGGTGTAGCAGTCCTGGCAGGCCTGTGTGCATTCTGTAACCGTGCTGGCATCACCTGGGTAAGCCAAAGAAGACTAGCTGGTGACTTAGGCATAAGCCAGCCAGCAATCAGTAGGCAGATCTCCAAGCTCAAGAAGTTGGGCTACATCGAGGTACTCAGAAAAGGCTATGCAAAGGCTAGGAATGAGACAGTCAGAGTGATCTTTGATCCAGAAATTACAGCTGAAGAGGCTATCGCAATGGTGTCCAACAAAGAGGATGCAAGGCCACCAGGACTCATAGCAGCTGAAGAAGAAAGGTTACAAAATGAGGTAGACAAGGAAGGCCTCAGACGCATAGCAGACATGATCAAAGAATCCATCACCAACCGTAACAAAGTAACACCAAAGGAGTACGACATGAAGAGAAAGACTAAGGCA